GAGCTTGCGACCTTGTTCGATGCCGATGTTGATGGCCGCTTGGTCGCCAGCCTGCGCGCGAAGGATGGTCTGCATGTCGAGGCCGAACTTTTTGGAGTCCTCGCGCGCCTTTGCGAGCTTGCCGTCGTCGTCGATGATGTCGGCGAGAGCCTTCGTGACGAAGTCCTCCGAGAGGAACGCCTGCCCCGACTCGATCATGTCCTGATACATGTCGGAGACGCGCTGCTTTGCCTCCTCCGTGGTTTCGGCCCATGACTGCAACCATGCGCCGGCGATCGCGCCGATGATCGCGATGGGGATGCCGACACCCGGGGTGAGGGAGGAAGCGAGCCCACCCGTGAGGCCCTGCACGCCGTCCGCCATCGACTGCATATCGCCGTCGAAGCTGGATGCGACTTCGGAAAAGTTCTGGATTGCTTCGTCCTTGAAGCCCTGCACATTCTCGGTCGCGGTGCCGTGGAAGTCGTCGGCGGAGCGCTCGGCGGAGCGGTAGCTGTCGCGGAAGTCGCGTTCGATGTCGTCAGCGGTGCGGTCGACCTCGCGGCCGAGTTGCTTGGTGGCCTTCTGCGCTTCGACGAGCTCGCGCTCGAGCTGGTCGGGTCCCTTGCTCTTGCCGAGGTCGTCGAGCTTGTCGGATGCGTCCTCGAGGGGCTTGATGATGCCGCCCTCGACGCCCTGTTTGAATGCCTTGGTCTCGGAAGAGATGCCGATCTCGATGGGGGGCTTGGCCATCAGGCGACCCTTTCCACGGTCTCGTGGATGGTGCGGATGGCGGTCTGCACCCAGAGGGACGCGAACCGGGGGATGCTGTCCCCGGCGGCAGGGTAGGCGACGTACCCGCCGCGTCGGGGCAGGCGGTAGCGGGTGCCGAGGCGACGCTTGTAGGTGGTGCCCTTGCGGGTGGTGACGGTCACGATGCGGTTCGGGTTGGCGCCGAATTCGATCGGTTTCGCGACGACGCTGATCGGGGTGCCGGAGGACAGTTTCCCGACAGCTCCGGCGCGCAGGAACACGTTCTGCGTGGTGACACCGACCTGCGCGGAGTCCGCGAGACGGACCTGCATCCGGTTGGTCGCGTGGCCGCGCATCGACTCGAGCCAGATCGGAGACGCGGCTTGCTTGGTCGCTGCGCCGATCTGCCGCTTCACCTCCGTGTCCAGCTCGCGCATGGCGAATGCGAGGTCACGGAGCGGGGAGTCGACGAGCAGCGAGATACGCCCACTGCCCGCCATGGTCTACGCCTCCGCGGCCCAGGTGGGGCCGGTCTTGACCGGCAGGGTGACCGAGCCGGTGGCGACCTGGTTGCCGGTGCCGCCGATGTCGCCGGAGGAGCAGGTCACCGTCGCGGTGAACGTGCCGCCGGGAACCTCGAGCGTCACGGTCGCCTCGTCGCCGTTGTGCTGGAGGAGGAAGTGGGCGAGCGAGTTGGCGGTCTCCCAATCCTGCGCGTAGTTGAGGACGAGGTCGTACCCGGACTGGCCGGCGAACTTGGTGATCTTGCCGGTGATGTCGACGAACTCGCTGGACGCGCCTGCGGTGGCCTGGAAGCGGGCCTCGGCGGTCGCGGGGGTGAACTCGTCGGAGCCGACCGAGAAGCCGACGAGCGCGTTGAACGGGACGAGAGGCACGGTGGCCATGGGTTACTCCTCGGGGTCGTCCGGAGCGGGGTCCGGGTCGGTGGGCGGGGTGGGGGTGGTGTTCGCGAGGACGGACACGGTGAGGGTCCACGCGAGGTAGGTGTCCTTGATGACCCTCTTCTCGGCGCGGGACCATGCGAGCTGAGGGTGCGCGTCGATCGCGAGCACGAGATCCACGACGGCGGGGTCCACCCACTCCTCCCCCTTGGCCGGGTCGGTGAGCTCGGTGGTGAGGGTCAGCTCGAACGAGCAGCGGACGTGCCCGAGCGGGGCCTCGGGGAGAGGCTCGATTGCGCTGTACTCGAGGAACAGGGTGGGCTTGGCGAGGGTCGTGGGCGTGTAGAGGCCGGGCTTGATGTCCCAGCCGGACGGGAGCAGCGGGAGCAGCCAGCCGCGCACCGCGGCGCGGACGGAGTCCAGGTGCGGCTCAGACGACACTGGGCACCCCCTTGGGGCGGATGATGAGTTGCAGCGGCTTCGCGAGCGTCGCGGGCGGCGAGGAGAACGCGAAGCCATCCGGGCCGTAGTCGCCGCCGTCGCCGTTGCTGCTCATCGAGTCCCAGATGACCATCGCCTGCCGGAGCTGCACGTACACGAGCCGCGGGGGAACGTCGGTGACCTCCTCGCCGTCCTCGTCGAGCAGTTTGTAGTCGGCGAGGACAGCGTCATCGGGGAGACCCTGGGCGTAGGCGATGACCTGGGTGCGCGCCGTGTCGAGGAGGAACCCGAGCGTCTCGGGCCGCTCCTCGGGCGCGTCCGGCCACTCGACGAGGAGCCTCGCGAGCGCCTCCTCGTCGGTGGTCGTGAACCAGGTGGTCATCGCCTACGCCCTCGGGGTCACGCGAGGCGGAGCAGGGTCGCGGTGCCGTCCCCGACGGTCTCGCCGGCGGCGGGCTCGGTCGGGGCGGACCCGGCGGTGGTGCCGGCGACGACGACGCGGTAGGTGTTGCTGCCGCGCTTGAGGAGGTCGCCGCGGTCGTAGGCGGTGGAGTTGGCACGGTTCGGGGCGGTGCCGATGATGACCACGGCCTCGTCGCGGACGGGGAACGTCTGGAGGTAGCCGTGCACGGCGCGGTCGATGCCGCCCTTGGCGAGCTCGAGGGCGTTGACGATGAGCGGACCGCCGGCGAGCTCGTCGAACTCGACGGCGCGCTTGGCGCCGACGATGACCGAGGGGCTGCCGGTGATGCCGGTGTCGCCCTGCACGACCTGGATGTCGCCGTCGACCGTGCCGGAGGAGTTGGTCGAGATCGCGATCTTCACGAACGCGGGCAGGTGCTGCTCGCCGCCGGCAGCGTAGACGAGCTGCGCGTAGGCCTCGTCGTTGGCGATCGCGAAGGTGGGGACGTCGCGGCGGCCGTCGGCCTTGCGGGCCTTGACGGCGAGGATGCCCTGGATGAGCTGCCCGAGGGCGGCGGGGTAGTCGGTCGGGTAGGTGCCCGCGGCGATGGGGATGCCGGCGGCGGACTGCAGGTCGAACAGGGCCCACATGTCCGACCAGTACAGGTGGTCCTCGAGCACGAGCTTGAGGAACGCCTCGACGACCTCGGCGCCGCCGGGGAGGTCGTAGAACTCGCGGGCGATGTCGTGGCCGACCGCGAAGCGCCGCAGGGCCGAGACCGCGGTCTGCGTGAACCCGTTGTACGAGTTGATCTCGGTCTTGTTGCCGGCCCAGTCGCCGCCGTTGGGGATGCCGGCGGGCGAGGGGATCGGGGAGCCGGTGGTGCCGCGCTTGACCTTGAAGCCCTTCTTGCCGGCGGCGGAGATGTCGGTGCCGAGGTTGCCGAGGTTGATGTACTCGCGCTCGTAGGGGATGCCGTCGTACATCTGGCCGACCCAGTTGGGGCGCAGGACGTCGGTGGTCGGGAGGGCGTTCGCGCCGCTGATCTTGATGTCGGTGAGCGCGGCGAGGACCTGGGTGTTCTCCTGGTCGCCGGGGTCGGCCTTCACGGCGGCGATCGACGCGAACACCTGCCGCAGGTCGACGGGGCGGGGGGTCGTGGTCGCGGGCGTCTGGGGGGCGGAGGCGAGCACGGTCTGGGGGATGGCCGGCGTCTGAACCCCGGCGGCGGATGCGGTCACTTCGGTCTCACTTTCGTTGGGGGTCTCCTCGTCCGGGGCGGACTCGGGGGTCTCGGTCACCTTCTCGATGGTGGTCGTGGAGGTGTTCTCCTCGATGCGGCGCCACTTGACGCCGTCGGTGTCGGTGAACTCGGTCACGTACTGCGAGGAGCTGGATGCCTCGGGTGAGGTGTAGGGGTCGGAGGCGGGCACCTCCTCGTCGGGGGTGTCGGCGGCGAGGACCTGCGCGGACGGGAACGCGCCGGCTTCGACGAGGGCGGCGCCCCAGAGCTTGGCGTGCCCGGCGACGAGCTTGCCCGCCTTGATGAACGCGGGCCCGAACTCGGCGGACAGCTTGCGGCGGGTGCCGTTGAGGGCGGCGGCGAGGGCCTGGTCACCCTCGGGGGTCTTGGCGATCTGGAAGGTGGCGAAGATGCCGCCCTTGCGCTGCTCGAGCTTCACCGCGCGGCCGACGGGGTGCGAGCGCTCGTGGCCGATGTTCAGGCCCACGACGGCGGGGTCGGCAGGGATCGCGACGGCGGACGCCTGCACCTGGAAGCGGCCGACGTTGGTGCGGCCCTCCTCGTTGAACGGGAGCAGGAGCCCGGAGATGGTGCGCGCTTCGAGGTTGGCGAGCACGTCGCCCGCCTCGAACTGGATGAGGTTGTCGGTCATGGGTCAGTCCTCCACGGTGGTGAGGGTCGGGGTGGGTACTTGCATGAGGTCGGCGAGCTCGGGTCGGATCGACTGACCGGGAGGGCAGACGTCGTCCTCGGAGAGCCGGGCGGCGATGGCGTTGACGAACAGGGCGGTACCGAAGTCGTAGAGCTCGTTGCGTTTGGTGGTCTCGTTGCTGTAGCTGATCTCGCCCGCGGAGCCGTTCTTGGCGCCCTCGATGAGGGATGCGGGGACGAGGGCGATGTTGGCGATGTCGAGGCGGACGGCGTTGCGGCCGGATTCGAACAGGTCGGCGGCGGCGATGCCGTGCTGCTTGACCTCGATGTTGTGGGGGGTGACGGAGGTGGCGTAGGCGCGGCGGCCTTCCTCGTAGTCGCGCGCCATCTTGAGCTTGTCCTTGCGGGAGAGCTGGATCTCCTCGGTGAGGTGCAGCTCGGTCTGCGCGACGGGGTTCTCGGCCCGCTTCTGCCAGGCCTGCTCGAGCCAGCGAGCGGAGCGGATGGTGTCGATCCCGTCGGTGAGGACGCCGTTGATGCCGAGATCGATGGGGATGAACCGGTCACGGTAGCGGGGCTCGACGACCTTCTCGTCGACCTGGATGTCGCCGTTCTCGTCGACGGACCAGAATCCCTGCGGGACGTGGATCGCGTCGGCTGGGTACCCGTCCGGGCCGAGCTCAGCGGCCAGCAGCGCCCACCGCCACCAGAACATGTCGGAGGTGATGCCCATCCACCGCAGATACGGCGACCGGCCCGACTGCGACGTCGACAGCCACGACGGTTGCTCGGCCAGACGGGTCGCCTTGTCGTACTGCGCGAACGGGATCGACGCGACCAGACCGCAGTGCGCCGCGTGCGCACGCCTCAGCCCCGGCACCCGGGATGCGATGTCCTCCGTCACGATCTGCGGATCGAGATCCCCGAACAGCTCCTTCACGGTGAGCTGCACCAGATCCGACCCGCTCGCATACGGGGACGCCGGAGCAGTCGGAGCAGGACGCCCCAGCAACCAATTCCAGAATCCCACGGTTGTAGTTTGGCAGATCATCACACATTGTGCGATCACGACACACTATGCGGCGAAGGTGATGGCGGGTTTGCCGGTGGTGCGGGGTTGGCCTTGGTCGTAGGCGAGGAGGGCGAGGGCTGCGGCTTCGAGGGGGGTGATGTCCATGTCGAAGTCGCGGCCGCGGCCGAAGGCCCACCCGTTGACGCCGATGGAGCGCTTGAGGACCCGGCGGGCGGCGAGGTCGAGCTCGGGTTGGCGGTAGTGGGTGAGGTTGCCGCGGTGAATCTCATCGACGAGGAGCGCGGCTCCCTGCTTCACGTCGGTGACGTCGCGGGGGTCCATGCGGGGCCGGGGCCGGGCGCGGGTGAGGTCCTCGACGATGTTGAGGGCGACCTGCGATTTCCCGTCGTAGGTGAGGCGGCGCTGGTACTTGCGGGCGAGGCGGGCGGTTTCGGCGGCCATCCACTTCACGTTGGTCTTGTGCTCGAGCATGAGCACGTGCGCGCGGCCCTTCTTGTCGCGCCAGGCGGCGACGATCGACCCGCACAGCTGGTCGGGGTGCGGGGCGAAGGCGAGGGCGAAGTTCGGCGGCGGGGTCGGGAGGTCGCCGCCGGTGCCGCCATCTGCCCATTTGGTGGGGTCGATGAGGCCGACGCTCTCGCCGATGTTGCCGAAGATTGACAGGTACTCGCGCGCGAACTTCTCCACGTCGGTCGAGAGATCGTAGTTGCCGTGGATGGTCTCGATGGTGGTGAGGGTGTCGACGCCTGGATGGGTGAGCTCGACGAGCTCGCGCACCCGGGCGTAGGGGTGCTCCTCGGTGGGTTCCCACGCCTCGAGCTGCTCGTCGGTGATTCCGTCAGGCGCGGCGTACTCCACGATGCCGCCGGACCCGTTGCGGCCTTGCTCGAGCGCGTCCCAGAGCATGTTGCCGGCCTTGAACCGGCCCGCGGTGCCGATGATGACGAGCTGCCCATCGGGGCGGGTGTCGAAGGTCGGCAGCGCGGCGGCCATGATCTCGGACACGAACCCCGGGTCGCGGGGCTCGCCGGCCTCGTCGAGGACCAGCATGTCGAACGCCTCGCCGCGGATGTCGTCGATCGTGGAGAGCCAGTTGACGACCCCGCCGCCGGTGCGCGCGAACGACATGCCCTCCATGCCCGCGATCCGCACCACGGTGAAGGGACGGCTGCGCTTGTCCGGGTAGAGGCGCTCGAGGTGCGGCGCCACGTCCTTGAGGAACCGTGACCGGCCGGCCTTCCCGGAGCGGGTGTCGAAGATCCCGACCCGGTAGTCCTCACGATGCACCGCGCGCCCGATACCTGTCATGTAGACCGAGGTGGACTTGGTGCCGCGGCGCGGGATGATGACCGCGTTGTGCTTGTGGCCGGCGGCGAGCATATCCGCGATGACGAGCTGCTGAGGTTGCAGGCGCCGGTCCCCTTGGCGCGTTGCACCGTCGAGGCGGAGCAGCCTTGCGCCCTCGAGGAACTCGCGCCGATCCCGATCGCTCGTGACGAGCTCCGAGACGTGCTTGGGAGTGAGCGCACGAGAGCGCAGATCGAGCCAAGCGGCCTCCTCGAGCAGAGGGTTGCCGGTCAGGTCCGGCGGGAAGTCTGCCGCGATTTTCCGGCCCGAGTTATTTTTTATTTCGGGGGGAGAAGCCGCTTTGAGAGCCGTAGGCGGGGGTGGCGGCGTCGCTGAAAAAAAGCCCGCCTCCGCCTCGACCTCCTCGTCGAGCAGGGACAGCGGCTGGTGCTGCTGCGTGGTGTAGCTCAGCTTCGGTCGACCCATCGCCGTCACCAACTCGGCAGACGGCGAGCCCTGCGGCTACCGCGGTTCGTGATGGCCGCACCCTCACGGCCACCATCGCTACGGTTGCAGCGACGGTGTGCCGCGCCGAGGTTCGAGGCCGC